GAAATGCTTGAAGAAAAAAGACAGTACAATAAAACAAGACCAGAAAGGCACGGTGTTCGATTTTGAGCAATGTAACATTAGAAGAGGCCCTAGCACTATTGGATCCCAAGATTCGGAAGAAGATTGGCCCAGCTGTTGGGATTAAAACAGAGTTCCAGCCAACCCCTAGCCCAGGACTCAACAAGGCCCTGGGTGGAGGCTTTCCTTACGGCAGGCAGGTCCTCCTGTGGGGGAGCAAGTCAAGTGCGAAGTCATCCCTTTGTCTACAGACTATTGGTCTAGCGCAAAAAGAGGGCAAGCTCTGTGCCTGGGTCGATGCTGAGATGTCCTATGACGAAGAGTGGGCAAAGAAAATGGGGGTAGACACCACACAACTAATCTATTCAGAAGCAAGAAGCATTAACGACATGGTTGATGTTTCCGTAGCACTGCTACACGCAGGAGTAGACATGATTGTGATTGATAGTATTAGCTCTTTGCTACCAGCGGTTTACTTTGAGAAAGACTCAAACGAGCTGAAGTCTTTGGATCAAACTAAGCAAATCGGTGCGGAATCTAAGGACCTAAAGCACGCATGGCTAATGATTAACTATGCTAACAACAAAGAGAAGCCAGCACTTATCCTGGCAATCTCTCAGGCAAGGAACAATATCACAGCCATGTACACTCAGTCTGTGCCTACTGGAGGATTGACCACACAGTTCATGTCTTCCACTATCGTAAAGCTGTTCTCGTCCTCGTCTGATGGCCAAGCTATTAAGGCAAAAATCAAGTCTAACGATAAGCTGATTGAGCAAAAAGTTGGTAGAAAAGTTCGGTGGGAAGTCCAAAACTCCAAGACGTCTCCTCCAGGTGAGTCTGGAGAGTATGACTTTTACTTTAAGGGAGACATTATTGGAATCGATGCTGTGGGAGACCTTGTGGACACCGCAGAGATCTACGGGCTGGTAGAGCGCACCGGGGCCTGGTACATCATTCCAGACGGTAGCAAAGTGCAAGGTAGAGAAGCCTTTATCAATTATGTTAAAGGAGACAGGGAGCTTCAGGCGAAGCTACTGAAAGGAATCAATGCTTAGGTACAGCATTTACCAAGGAGAGTTCGTATGCCATAGGTGCAGAGAGACGGTTTACAGCCTAAGGTTTTATGCGGAAACAAAAGAGATGACTTGGATGTGCAAAGAAAAGCATTTGACTCAGGTTTCCTTAAACACAAAAAAGAATAAGAGAGACTATGAGCGAACGAGCTGAGGGGAAAAGGATTGGGGCAAAGCTTCATAAGAACAGTGGTAGGGGGACAAAGAAGGGCGATGCCTCCTGGTTTAACTTCGTAATTGATTTCAAGGAAGTAGGAAAGAGCTTTACCCTAAATAAAGATGTCTGGGCAAAAGCTGTGACTGACGCCTTGAAGTCTAACGCAGATCCTGCTATAGTTGTAGTTATAGGTTCATCAGAAAGCAAAACAAGGCTAGCCGTAATAGAAATGTCACTGCTAGAACAATTGATTGAAGAGAGAGAAAACAAATGAAAATCCTAATGCTAGATATTGAAACGACACCACTCCAGGTTTATACGTGGGGCCTTTGGGACCAGAACATTGGCATCAACCAAATTATTAAAAGCACAGAAATGCTTTGCTTCGGTGCTAAGTGGCAGGGTAAAAAGCAGGTTACGTTCAAGTCGGTCCACCACGATGGCAAAGAAGCAATGCTTAAAGAGCTTCACTCCATGATGGAAGAGGCAGATGTTCTTATTGGTTGGAACTCCGCAGCATTTGACCACAAGCACATCAAGAGGGAGTTCCTTGAGAACAAGATGGCCCCACCGTCAATGGTCAAGGATCTTGACTTGATGAGTGTAGTCAAGGCCAACTTTAAATTTCCTTCTAACAAACTAGACTATGTTGCACAAGCCCTGGGAGTGGGTTCTAAGGTAAAGCATTCAGGCTTTAGTTTGTGGATTGGTTGTATGAATAACGACAAGAAGGCTTGGGCTGAAATGAAAAAGTACCAGATTCAGGACGTCGTTCTCCTAGAAGACCTTTACCAGGTACTGCTCCCATGGCTTCCAGGGGCAAGTAGCGTAAGCGTGAGAGAAAAAAGAGAGATCTCTGACCCTGAGAGAGTGCTATAATAAATGGTAGAAGAAGGAAAAACAACAATAGATATGGTTAATGGTCTGTCAGAAATTGCAGACTACGTGGGGGATGAAGACCTAACCCAAGCACTAGTTATGATTGCTAAGCTTATTCTTAAGCCAGATATTCCAATCAACATAGCTACTGTAGAAATCGTTAGGCTGCAAGCAATTGCAGCGAAAATGTCATTCCGGGCAACTTGGATGGCCAATGTAGATAAAGGAGACAGGGCAAAAAAGAACATATACTTTACAGCAGCGAGTGCCATTAGCGACTTGGTAGCCGCCCTCAAGTATATAACCCGATAAATAATATGACTAAAAACTTACTGAGCGAAATCATAGCAAAGACTGAAAGACCTGCACCAAAAAATGTAGAGATGGATGAACTAATTGAAAAGATTCAATCTGGATACATTGCAAAGCGTGGGCCACGGCACCAGCAAAAGAAAAGCTTTGCCCCTTCCACTATTGCATACGGTCACGGGGAGTGCGCTCGTTACTGGTACTTAGCTTTTGAGGGGGGTACCTTCGAAGACTACGCAGATCCATTTGCAGGAGCCAACATGACTAATGGAACAAAGTCTCATGAGCGTATTCAGCAGGCAATGGAAGACTCTGGAATTTTAATTGACTCAGAGTTTAAGGTTATCAACGAAGACCCTCCCATCTTTGGTTACGGAGACGTAATCTTAGATTGGAATGGAGAAGAACTCCTTGGAGAAATCAAGACAGCTATGGCTGAGGGGTTTGAGTACAGAAAGAAAAGCCGCAAGGCAAAGAGCGGTCACTTAATTCAGATCCTTATCTATATGAAAATTCTCAAGAAGGCAAGAGGAATTCTTATATATGAAAACAAGAATAATCATGAGCTGTTGGCTATACCTGTTGAGGTAAATGATTATTATATCGGTTGGGTAAATCGAGCATTTGACTGGATGAGAACTGTTAGAAAGACCTGGGAAGATCAAGTCCTTCCTGTTAAAAACTATCGGTCAAACTCTAAGATCTGCAAGACGTGCCCTTTGGCAAAGATCTGTGCCGATGCGGGAACCGGAGACGTTAAGATCAATGCATTGGAGTCGTTGGATGAAAAGTTGTCAGTGGTGTGACGTAGAGTTTAAACCCAGCGTATCCTATCAGATATATTGCTCTCCAGATTGTAGAGGAGAAGCAACCAAAGAAAAGATTGCTGATCGGTACGCAAGGTCACGTCGCAATAAGATGATAACGAAAGAAAGACATTGTAAATTTTGCGGGGTAAAGCTTTCCGCATACAACGATGATATCTTGTGTCAGGTATGCTTAATAAATCCAGCAGATGTGTCAAGGGCTTTACGTCAAATCAAGGGGATTGCTAATGGTAAACCTAAGTTTGATTAACCCACAACCTAAAAGAATATGTGCCATAGACGCTAGCACCAACAACCTAGCCTTTGCTATTTTTGATGGAGATGCCTTAGAGTCTTATGGAAAAATTAACTTTAAGGGAAAAAACACATACGCAAAGGTTGCTGATTCTGCAATAAAGACAAGAGACTTCTTTGCTCAATACGGAAAAGTTGATGTCGTTGTTATAGAGCATACGATCTTTATGAACTCTCCAAAGACGGTATCAGACCTAGCCCTTGTCCAGGGGGCTATGCTAGGGGCCATGTCTATGTCAGGGGTAAAGCTAATAAAGTCAATTAACCCAATTGCCTGGCAAGTCTTTATAGGTAACGGTAGATTAACAACACCAGAAAAACAATCTCTAAGATCTGAAACTCCTGGCAAGAGTGATTCGTGGTACAAGAACAACGAGAGAGAGTTCAGGAAGCAAAGAACAATTCGTTTTGCTAAAACTATATATGACTACAAGCTGGAAGATAATGACGTGGCAGATGCCATAGGGGTTGGCCATTACGCTATCAGCAACTGGTCAAAGCTAGGTTGACAGGGATAGGTTATGGCTGCTAAACTCTACACAAATAACATATGGCTAAAGAAAAGATTTCAACTAGATAGGAAAACTCCACAAGCAATAGCAGAAGAGTGCGGCGTCAGCGTAGCAACTATATATTTTTATTTAGATAAGTTTGGACTAAGGAAGGCAAGAAAATGAGCAAGCAAACAGAGAATGATATTACAGAAGTCTTGGCTGGTATTGAGGATATGCTTGTTCTAAAAAACAGAGCATACGGAGATTCAGCCCTAGAACCAGTAAGGGTATTTTCTAAAGCAAACGCTACCGAGCAAATCCTGGTACGGCTAGACGACAAACTGTCTAGACTAAGCAAGGGGCACGAATATCCAGGAGATGACACTATCACGGACCTAATCGGTTACCTTGTTCTTCTTCTGATTGCAAGGAGGAGAGATGAGGGAGTATAGTAACAAGGAACACCTGTCCTTTGATGACATTCTTTTGATCCCACAACATTCGGAAGCTGAATCTCGTAAAGATGTTTCTCTTAAAACTTCTATTGGAAGAGGATACACAAAGATCAATCTAGATATTCCGATTATCGGAGCACCAATGGATACCGTTTGCGAATGGGGAATGGTGGAATCTCTAGACTTCCATGGGGCCATGGGTATCTTCCATCGCTATATGAAGATCGAAGAGCAAGCGGAGATGGTGCGTTCATCTCGCTCACTGGTGGGGCTTACCAATATAGGCTCCTCCGTTGGAGCAAGAGGCAGCTTTGTTGAGGATGCAAAAGTCCTAGCAGACATGGGGGCAAACCTGGTTCTAGTAGATGTTGCTAACGGTCATAACGTTAACGCAGCTAGTGCTGTGAGGGCTCTTCGCAAGTCGTTGGGATACAACATTCACATTATGGCTGGAAACGTTTCTACCTGGGAGGGATACGCAAGGCTTGCCGAGGCCGGGGCAGACTCCGTCCGTGTGGGCATAGGTGGGGGATCTGCCTGTACGACCAGGGTAGTCAGTGGTCACGGAATGCCAACCCTCTCCTCCATTATGGACATTAGAGAAAAGTTTGACTACACAGAAGGACCCAGTGTGATTGCTGATGGCGGTATCCGTAACTCGGGAGATGCGGCAAAAGCCCTAGCAGCAGGAGCCCATGCAGTAATGCTAGGAAGAGTGCTGGCTGGGACATCAGAATCTCCAGGGGACGTAGTGGATGGATACAAGGTCTTTCGTGGGATGGCCTCCAGGGAGGCACAGGAGGCCGGCAGAGGCTTCGTATCGGGGGTAGAGGGTATCTCAACCAGGGTTCCTTTCGTTGGAAGCGTTACCAATATTATTAATGACTTCAAGTCGGGACTTAGTAGTGCTCTTTCCTATACTGGATCAGACAACCTTGTTGACTTTTACACTGATAGCATGTATAATAGAGTATCTAGCAGTTCCTTAAATGAAACAAAACCACACGCAAAGGAATCTTAATGGTTAATCGTAAAACATCTACTCACATAAAGCCTACAAAGTTTTTCAAGTTTCCTGAAATTACTGTAGACGGCTTTGTCATTGAAAAAGGGGAGATCATAAAGATTAAAGATGAGTGGGGCATGAGGTTTAAGTTTGACTCATTGGTCACAAACACTAGCACGGGTGCTCAGTGGATAGACTGCTTTGAGGTTTACAAACTAAGGACCGGATGTACACGGTCATTCAGGCTAGACAGAGTTAAGAGAATTCCTAAGAGGAGGAAGCGCGTTGCGAGAAGACCAGCTAGTAAGCCATCTTGATCAGGTAAATAAAGTTGTTGGCGAGTACCTTAAGGGTAATGATGCCACAAAGATTTCCAAGCAACTGGACATTCCAAGAACAAAAGTTGTATCTTTAATTAAAGAGTGGCAGGTTCTTGCCTCAGACAATAGTGCCATTCGTGCAAGGGCCAAGGAAGCTCTTGCGGCAGCAGACGAGCACTACAGCAGACTCATCGGCCAGGCTTATGAAGTTATCGATGAAGCAACGACAATGTCTAACCTTGGAGCAAAAACAAATGGCATCAAGCTAGTCATGGACATTGAGTCTAAGAGGATTGAAATGCTTCAAAAAGCGGGTCTGCTAGAGAACAAAGAACTGGCAGAAGAAATGGTAGAGATTGAAAGAAGACAGGATATATTAATGAATATCCTTAAAGACATAGCTGCTGAACATCCAGAAATCAGAGACAAGGTTATGAGAAGACTCTCTGACGCCTCACAAAAGCTAAACGAAACTGTTACGATTGTCCATAATGTTTGATGACTTCCTGGAGGCCTTGGAGGATAGCGTATTCTTAGAGAAGCCAGTCGATGCCAAGACCTTTGTAGAGGGGGAAGAGTATTTGGCACAGCCCCCCCTCTCTGACATTCAGTATGACATTGTAGAAGCTATGAGTCAGATCTATCGTCAAGAAGACCTTCAGGCCCTGATGGGGTTTGAGGAGGGGAATAAATATTACAAGAAGTTTACAAAAAATGAGATCATACTAAAACTTGGCAAAGGTTCGGGGAAAGACTTTACCTCTACCGTAGCCGTATCATACATTGTATATAAACTGCTTTGTCTTAAAGACCCCGCCAGGTATTATGGAAAGCCCTCCGGTGACGCTATTGATATTATCAATATCGCTATCAACGCGCAACAAGCTAAGAACGTTTTCTTTAAAGGATTTAAAACCAAGATTGAAAAGTCCCCATGGTTCGCAGGGAAGTATTACTCTAAGATGGACTCAATTGAGTTTGATCACTCTATTACCGTTTACTCTGGACATTCTGAAAGAGAATCTCACGAGGGCCTAAACCTTTTGGTAGCCATCCTGGATGAGATCTCTGGGTTTGCAAGTGAGGTTGCGACAGGAAATGATCAGGGGAAAACGGCTGACAATATTTACAAGGCCTTCCGTGGCACCGTGGACTCCCGCTTCCCAGACCTGGGCAAGGTAGTCTTACTATCATTTCCTAGGTACCCCGGAGATTTTATTTCTATCAAGTACGATGACGCAATTATGGAAAAGGAGGTTGTCGAAAGACAGCACACCTTCGTCATGAATCCTGATCTCCCAGAGGATGCTACTGGAAACTCTTTGGAAATTTCCTGGGAAGAGGATCATATCCTGTCTTACAAGTACCCTGGAGTGTTCGCACTTAAAAGACCAACTTGGGAAGTCAACCCTACCAGAAGCATCGAAGACTTTAAGATAGCCTTTTATACAGATCTTGGGGATGCCATGATGCGGTTTGCCTGTATCCCCACATTCTCTTCTGACGCATTCTTCAAGCAACGGGACAAGGTCCAATCAGCTATGACTATCAGGAACCCCCTAGATAACTTTAGAAGGTTTGATACAAGCTTTAAGCCAGACCCAACCAAGAAGTATTTTGTTCATGCTGACCTGGCACAAAGACACGACAAGTGCGCCGTCGCAATAGCTCACGTAGAAAAGTGGGTTAGCATACAGGTAATGAAAGACTATGAGCAAGTAGTTCCGGTTGTAGTAGTCGATGCTGTAGCCTGGTGGGAGCCAAAGCTAGAGGGGCCAGTAAACCTTTCTGAGGTAAAGCAGTGGATTCAGAACCTGAGGCGCGTGGGATTTGATTTAGGGATGGTTAGCTTTGACCGCTGGCAAAGTTTCGATATCCAGAATGAGCTAAAGTCCGTGGGTATTCGTACAGAGACAGTGTCTGTTGCTAAGAAGCATTATGAAGACATGGCAATGCTAATATACGAAGACCGACTTGCTTTGCCTACCATAGACCTGCTATTTGAAGAGCTAACGCAGCTTAAGATAATGAAAAATAACAGAGTAGACCATCCAAGGAAAAGCTCTAAGGACTTGGCTGACGCTGTGTGCGGTGCAGTGTTTGGGGCTATTTCACATACTCTTAGGGATAACTTTAAAGAGGTTGAGATCCATACCTTCAGGGATAGGTCGAGGGACAGGCTTGACGAGCTCCCCGACAACGTGATACAATATAAGTCAAAGGAAATGCCGGAGGATGTTCGAGATTACCTAGACCGTTTTGGGCTTGTATAGCCACAAGATGTTGGGCATATTCAAAGATTGGGATACCACATTTAGTATAAAACGGAGATATAATTGACTGTACCTATTGATATAGTTTACTTTTCAAACTATTCTGAAAACACAAAACGATTTGCGGAGAAGTTAGATGAAAATACTTACAGGATTCCTATTAGCACTAGCGCTGATAGTACTCCTGTTCGTATTAGGGACTTTGTTCTTCTTGTACCAACTTATGGCAATGGCGAAGGCCGAACAGCAATCCCAAGACAAGTACGATACTTTTTAAACGTCAAAGAAAACAGAGATCTTTTACGTGGGGTTGTAGGTATGGGTAACATGAACTTCGGCAACAATTTTTGTAAGGCCGCAGATTTAATTAGTGCAAAAACAGGAGTGCCGGTTATTGCAAAGGTAGAAATATTTGGCACACAAGACGACGTTAACAAAGTAACAGAAAGGTTACATCTGCTTTATGGACAATGACTACAGCTATCACGAACTAAACGCAATGCTCAATCTCTACGATGAGAATGGAAAGATCCAGTTTGACAAAGACAAGGAAGCAGCTAAGCACTACTTCCTTGACCATGTTAACTTAAATACAGTTTTCTTCCACAGCCTAAAGGAAAAGCTTGACTACCTTGTAGAGAACGAGTACTACGACGAGTCCGTGTTGGACATGTATGACTCTGATTTTATTAAGGACTTGTTCCAGCAAGCATACTCACACAAGTTTCGCTTCCAAACATTTTTGGGTGCGTATAAGTTTTATACCAGCTATGCATTAAAGACCTTCGATGGCACCCGATACCTTGAAAGATTTGAGGACAGGATTTGCATGAACGCCTTGATGCTAGCCGGAGGAGATAAAAAGTTTGCCCAGGATCTCGTAGAAGAGATAATCTCTGGGCGATTCCAGCCTGCTACCCCAACCTTCCTTAATGCGGGCAAGAAGCAGAGGGGCGAGTTTGTATCTTGCTTCCTGCTTCGCATCGAAGATAACATGGAGTCTATCGCTCGTGCTGTTAACTCTTCTTTGCAGTTGTCGAAGCGAGGCGGGGGGGTAGCACTTAACCTAACCAACCTACGTGAAGCCGGAGCACCCATTAAAAAGATTGAGAACCAGTCTTCTGGTGTCCTTCCAGTTATGAAGTTGCTAGAGGATAGTTTCAGCTATGCTAATCAGCTAGGTGCTAGGCAGGGGGCTGGGGCGGTATACCTTAATGCTCATCACCCAGACATCCTACAGTTCCTAGACACCAAGAGAGAGAATGCAGACGAGAAGGTTAGGATCAAAACCCTAAGTCTTGGGGTAGTTGTCCCAGACATTACACTTGAACTAGCGAAAGCTAATGAAGACATGTACCTCTTTTCTCCGTATGATGTAGAGAGGGTGTACGGCGTTCCAATGTCTGACATTTCTGTTACAGAAAAATATCAGGAGATGGTAGACAACTCTGAGATCAAAAAGAAAAAGATCAATGCTCGTAGCCTTTTTCAAACAATTGCAGAGCTACAGTTCGAGTCAGGATATCCGTACATTGTGTTCGAAGACACAGTGAATAAGTCCAACCCTATTGAGGGCAGGATCAACATGTCAAACCTTTGCTCTGAAATCTTGCAGGTAAACACACCGACCACCTACAATGCAGACCTTAGTTATGACGACATAGGCAAAGACATTAGTTGTAATCTTGGCTCTTTGAATATTGCTAAGGCCATGGGCTCTCCAGACTTTGGCAAGACCGTTTCTATAGCCATCAGGGCACTGACCTCTGTAGCAGACTTTAGCTACATCGAATCTGTTATGTCTATTGCCGAGGGTAACAAGAAGTCAAGAGCTATCGGTCTCGGTCAAATGAACCTGCACGGTTACCTTGGTAAAGAAAAGATTCACTATGGATCCGAGGAGGGGCTTGACTTTACCAATATGTATTTCTACACCATTGTTTACCATGCAATCAAGGCATCCAACGAGATGGCAAAAAAGACGGGAAGCCCATTCGATAACTTTGAAAACTCAAAGTATGCTAGCGGAGAGTACTTTGATAAGTACACCTTATCAGAGTGGGAGCCAGCTACCAAGAAGGTTGCTAAGTTATTTAAAAATTCAAACATAGATATCCCTACACAAAGTGATTGGGAAAAACTTAAGAAGTCCGTAATGAAGTATGGAATCTATAACCAGAACCTACAGGCGGTACCTCCAACGGGATCAATTAGTTATATTAATAACAGTACTAGCTCTATTCATCCCATTGCCTCTAAAGTTGAAATTCGTAAAGAGGGAAAGCTTGGTCGTGTATACTACCCAGCACCATTCCTGACCAACGACAACCTGGAATACTTTCAGGATGCATATGAAATTGGTCCAGACAAAATCATAGATACATATGCAGCAGCAACACAGCACGTAGACCAGGGCCTATCTCTTACGCTATTCTTTAAGGATACGGCAACAACTCGTGATGTAAACCGTGCCCAGATTAATGCATGGAAAAAAGGAATCAAAACAATTTATTATATCCGGATTCGGCAACTAGCCCTAGAAGGAACGTCAGTAGAGGAGTGTGTCTCGTGCATGTTGTAAAGCCAATTAATTGGAACAGGGTCGAAGATCCAATCGATCTAGATGTTTGGAACAGGCTAACAGCCAACTTTTGGCTACCAGAAAAGGTGCCAGTGTCTAACGACATCCAGTCCTGGGCATCACTAACCGAACAGGAAAAGAGCACTACAAAGAAGG